CCCCCACCCTGAGCTTCGGGCGGCAGCGGCATCCCCGGACCTACCGGAGTAGGAGCTTCGGGCGGCAGCGGCATCCCCGGACCTACCGGAGTAGGCTTCGAGTATCGGCCAAAATAGCCACCGTAAGTGCCACCAGAGTTGTCATCCCTTGGTGGCCGCAAAGGTTGCGGCCCCTCATTCCACCGGCCCTGCCAATTGAACTTCTTATTCCCATTGTTTGCCCAACTGCCCCTAGCCTCGGCGGCAGGGGCAGCGGACGCGGCAGAAGCAGGCGCAGCAGGCGCAGCGTTAGCCTGTGGGGGAGAGAAGTTGTAGATCCCGTCGCCCGACTGCTGGCCCATGTAGTCGCCGCCTATCATCCGCTTTGCGCGTTGTTGAGATTTGGCACCGCCATATCCACCGAAATTGTTGTACGCCATTTCTCGTCGCTCCTAGTAGTATCCGTAGCCGTAACTCGGGTAGCCGTAACTCGGGTAGCCGTAGCTCGGGTAGCCGTAGCTCGGGTAGCCGTAGCTCGAATAGCCTGTCCCACCATAAGTAGCCCCATAAGTATTTGCGGGGTAGGGGGTCATCGCTGGACTTAGGGGGTCAGCGGTCCGCAACTGCGGGGGCTGCCAAGGGTCACCCCAGTTCCCTTGGTTGATGTAATAGTTCCCATATGTGTTGGGAGCGTAGTAGCCGGGATATTGCTGGGTGGGCACACCGTAACCACTTCCCCAAGGGGGCGCGTAGAGGTGGCTGTAGCCAAGGTCGGGCGTCCAGTAGTAGGGGAGGTTTGCCGGGTTAGAGAACGGGTCTTGGCCGGCATAAGGCGAGCCCGCGCCGAACGGGCCGTAGTCGGGAGCCGGTTGCTGCGGGGGGGTGAGCGGTGGCTCAGGATCAGGTCCGGGTCCAGGTCCGGGCTCGGGTCCGGGGCCAGGCCCGGGATCAGGCGGCTCGGGATCTCCGTCGCACCCTGGCGGGCGTGGGGAAATATAAGGTGGAGGGCAATTCTCAGGAGGCGGCGGGTCAGGGTCGGGCCCCGGGCCGGGGCCGGGGCCGGGATCGGGCGGCTCGTAATCTCCGTCGCACTCTGGCGGGCGTGGAGAGATCCACGGGGGCGGGCAATCCTCAGGGGGAGTGGGAGTAGGATTCGGCGGTTCGTTCGGGGCGTCGGTTAGCTGCGCGGCCATGGCTTCGCGAGCTCTTGCGACCTGGCGGGACGCTCCCTTGAGCTGCGTGGCCCTTAACTGCTCGGCCATGGCGTCGCGAGCTCCTGCCAGCTCCTTCGAGCCTGTGCCAGCGGCAGATCCCAGCTCAGGGGCTACAGGTTTGCGCCGCCGAGGCGTTCTCGAATAGGGGTCATTCATCGCCAAAACTCCGGCCTGTCGCCCTCACCCTGAGTCACCGACACGTTGATGAAGGCAATCCGAAATGGGGCTTTGGTGTGGCCTGCTGCGGTTGCTGCTGCGCTCAACGCATTGCGGAAAACGAACTTGTAGGTCATTGCGCTTTTCCGCAGTCCGTTTAGGACGAACTCGAGGATTGGCAACTGCCAGTTCTCGTCGTAAGCGTAGGCCAGCATATCGTCGCCCGTGATCGACACGTCTTGGCTGGCCTGAGCGGTGGTTGCGTCATGGTCGCAATAGATCTCGAGCGTGCCGAGGTGCAGAGTATCGCTCGAGTCGCCCCATACGTTGGTGAACTCGTCACGCCCAGACGGGTTGCTATTGAAACTGCGTAGCCCCATAACGATCCGGCGCACCATGGTGCGGCGGTTCGGTGCGCCCAACCGCATCCATGGAGTCTGGACCAGAGCGTCCACGGCGCTTGCGTTGGGGCCAGTGTCGTCTGCGTCCTTCGCCCCGTCCCGGTCGAGCTTCAACACGGTGCCGTCTTGGATCGGGAAATAGACCTCTTTCTCGGACCCGGGGATATTGCTTCCGCACCAGTTCTGCCGGTCCTCCCACCACCATGAACCTCTCTGATAGTCGTAGACAAGCGAAGTCACGTTATTGCTGTAGGTGCCCTGCTCGTCACCTGTCTCAAGACTTGCGTAGGCTGGAGTAGAGACTAGTCGATGGCGTTCGCTCGTCAGGTGCCACGCGATGCGCCCCGCTTGCTCGTCGACGATCGGCAAGATGCCCTGGTCGAAATCCTCACTCAGGAGAGTTCGCAACGAGGCCCCGATCGGGGCCGGCCCCTGCTCGGTCATTTCCATTGGGCCCTCCCTCGACCAGAAGAAGTGCCGTCCGGCGGCCTCCGCGACGCTGCCGTAGGAAACACATCCGACGTTGTTTTTGATGGACGAGAAGGAGAACGGCGCACTCGGGGACGCACTGGGCCGGCCTAGCTCGATCGACCGTTCCCGGTAAACGACCAGACTGTTTCCTAGTGAGTTGAGGCTGGTGATCTGGTTCGTGTGCCCGTCGAATGTCTGATAGTTGCCTACGGCAAATCCAGTCGACAGTCCCGAGTGCCAAAACCCAAGGTCATTCGGCCAGGAGAACCAAATGGTCTTCTCACCGTACTCGCCATTTGGGTCGCTACCTGTGATGACGACACGGTTCTTGTGGACTGTGAGCAGCTTAGGGTTGGTGATCGCGGCCCCGTCATAAGCAAGGGTATACGCCCAGTTGAAAAGCGGATCGCCGCTTCCGGAATCAAGGTCGATAGCAACCGGACTGCTCAAGAGACCGTGCGCCATGACGAGGTAGCGGTGTCCCGCTACAAGATCCGGGCTCGAGCCATGAAGAGAGCCAGCCGAATGCCCGACGAGCTGCTCGATGAGGCCGACACCGCTTGCGAGGTGACTTGTCGATTGAGTGCCCCGATTCAAATCGGCGACATACTGCACCGCGACGCCAGTTCCGCCGTTCAGCGTCGTTCGCAGCGACTCGAAGACGTCGCAGCTTTTTGCTCCATTCGCCCCCTCGTAGGGGCGCTCGAGCGTGATGGTAGTGCCCGAGACATCCGTGATGGTGTATGCTTCATCCGCGTCGGGCAGAAGGAGAACAAAGTCGCCGACCTTCACGGTCAAGAACCACGAGGAAGAAGTTGCGGTGCGCGAACCGTTCGTGAACTCGATCGTCCCTGTCCCTCGGGCGGAGTACAGCGGCACAATCTTGTCAGTTGCAGGTCGATACTGGAAGATGTGATCCGGCGAGCAAAGGATTACCGCGTTCGGGAGTGACCAATCTTGGATCGCCCACCGCCACGGCACCGATCCCCACCGCTGCCGAATGCCTGCCGTCTCGCAGGCGTATCCCGCCCGACTCCACCACTCCCCATCTACCGCTTGCACGTTGTATCCCCCGCGCTGCGGTAGAGGATTGCTCGGCTGGCCTAGAGAGTCAGCGTAACGTGTCCCGTCAAGTCCGGCGAACGGGCCGAGCGATATGATCTGCCCGTCTTGAGACTGCATTTACGTCCACCATGCGAATGGTGCGGTGCGATGGCGGGGGCCTCGCACAGTTGCAACGCCGGGCCGACCGGCTGCGGTGCTTGGCACCAGGGTGCGCTCGTTCGGCGCAAGACGCTGTCGGTCGATCTTGATCGCTCGGTCTCGCTCGTTGGCGAAACTTGAAGACCAATACCCTGCGGCCTGGAGCTCACCGTAGTGAAGGAAACCCCGCGCTGTCGCGCCGAACTCGATCAGGCGAGGGTAGTACAGGGTGAAGTCGTTTTGGTCCCCGTCTGCTGAAAGAGCCGCCGGATACTCCCAAACCGAAACGCGGAACGTGTAGGTGTTCGCGTCGGGGACGCTCCGCACCCGAAACGAATTGCCGACCCGGGCGAATACTGTCGGCTGCCCTTCTACCTGGGTTTGGAAGTTTTGGTTTAGCACGCGAACCGGAATCTCCGTCAGTTCGCGGAATTCCTCTGTAGAGGTAGTCCGAAACCGAAGGAAACGACAGTCCTTAAATAGCTCACCGCTGCCCGTGTCAGGGAAGGCGTAGTCCTCCTGCCCATCCACCGAGGTGATATCTTCCTCATGCTCCATGAACGCCCAGTTGTGCAGTTGTGCCAAGTCTTCGCGGATCAACTCGTTGATGTAATCCGTTACCCTGGCCTGCTCCGCTGCGCTGGCATCCTCCCGATCGAGGTTTGCCAGAACGCGGTCTCTCAACTGAGCGAGTGTCGCCACGATCACATAAACTGCGGCGGCTTCTTCTTCTCGCCGTTCTGGTAGACCATCGGATCGTGGCCCGTGCGCGGAGTCTTCAGGGGCTTCTTGTTATTGAGGCCCATTGTCCGAGCGCGAATTGCTGCCGCTGAGACTACCCGCTTGGGTGTCACGTCTCGCGGCATCGGGCCCTTGCCAAATTCGTCCTTCGGGTATCGCTTGCCGGCCAAACGGCCCTGCCGGGCTTTCGCTCTCATCTGAGCGAAAGTCCCGGCAGAACTCTCAGCGGATTTCCCGCCTTTCATCATCCGACCAGATTGCGGATGTTGCCTGCGCCGTTCGCGTTGGGCTTGTCCTGGTCTCCGGTGAGCCCGTTGAGCCCACCCTTGACCGGCACCGACGCGCCGACCTCAAACTGGTAGCCGTGAACGGTGAAGACGCCGGTCGAGGCGGAGCCTCCTGCCACGTCCAACTCGACCGCCAAGCTCTCGCCTGGATTGAGAACGTGATCCTCGTCCCCATCTCCGCCGAAGTAGACGCGGAACACGTCGCCCGCTGCCTGGTCGGTCGGGACGGTCATACTTGTCGACCCGGTTCCGTCTGCGGCATTGATGGTGACTGCCCGCTCGTCCGTTGCAGTTCCTGCCTTCGGACGCCGCCAGAACTTAAAGACCTGTGCAGTGCTAGAATTGAGAGCAACAGGGGTAAAAGCCACCGAATTCAAGACGACACCATTACCACCGGCGAAAATCTCAAACACATAATCGCCGCCCGAAGCGCCGGACCCCACAGCCACAGCGTCGCTGCTAGCGACGAAGTTCTGCTTTCCAAATTGCATTTCTGTTTTCTCCTTCTATCGCACAGATTAGGACGAGGTGATTCGGACGATGCGGTTGTCGGGTTCGGTGGTGGCGTTGTAGGACCACACAATGCTGAAACCACCCAGGTAGACCGCGCCGATTGCCATGTCGGTGCCGAGTTCTGCCGGCTGCTCCATGCGGACTTCTTCGCGCAGAGCGATGATCTCGATCACCGGATCCTTGCCGAAGATCATGGCTTGACCCTTAAAGCCGTTGTTGTCGCCAAGGATGTGATTGTCTTCGACCGTTCGCACGCCGTAGATGCGCCCGACCTCGCCCGCAAAGATGCGGGCCGGGTCTCCGAATCGCGCTGCTTCCTCGAACTCGGGATCGTCACGATACGCACGCGCCGCAGACACAGAACAGATCTGCTGGTAGTTCGCTCCGTCGTAGGGCGCGACAGGGGCCGAAGAGGATCCACCGTAGTTGCCCTCCTTGAGGGCATCAACGACATTCTTCAGGTCGAACAGTTCGATGTCTCGGTCTGCTGCCGTGCTTGGCGTGCCATCTGTGTCCCAAGTCGCTGCGGGGGTTCCTCCGCCGGTGGGGATGTAGCAGACATTGCTATCCTCAAACGCCCGGAAGGTCCGGTAGTTGAGGGCCTTGGCAAGGAAATCAGCCAGGGCCTCCTTGTTCTGCTGATCGAGGTCGATCTCCGAGTAGGTCGTCGCCTCCAGCGTGTACGGGATCTTAATGGCTGTCTTCTGGCAGACAACTTGCCCCTGGAGCGTCGAGTACCCAGTGCTCGGGATCGGGGCTCTCTCGGGGACGATCGCGCCGGTCGAAGGGTCGGCCTGTACGTTGAGTCGCTTGGGGAACAGGAGCGTGTCGGACTGACGCGCCGAAAAGGCGGGCTCAACCCGGGTGAACTGCCGCCACCTCATCATCGGCTGCCCCAGAGCGCGAACCTCTTTGGTCAGCTTCTGGGTAGCAAAATTGCCGATAGACGATGCGACGCTAAAAGTCTGGCCTCCGGCCATAATAGCATCCTCTGACTCCGATCGGCGTTGGAAACCCCCCGTCGGTCACGGGGAGAAAAGGAACGGCGCTAGCCGTAGATCATGCGTTTACTCTTCCACTCTTGGAGCTCGGCAATACCTTCGTCAAAGAACTGCTTCGCATCCACTTCGCGCTCTTCGGCGGGTCGCACCGGAGTGCCCCGACCGTTCGCGCTGCCGGTCATTCGCGCCTGCTGGCCCGTGCGCCGGTCTTCGTCGACTGCCGCTGCTCGCTTGGCCTCGACCAACTCTCTTACTTTGGCTGCGGCGGTGTTTGCCCGGTCGCTCGCGGTCTGCCCGGGAGTCTGGTCGAAAACGGCACGCACCATCGGCAGGAAATCGGCAAGATCCTGGTTGTGCTGGACGAAGCCGCCCCAGAACTGCTGGTAATCGTCCTGTGTGCGACGGTTCTGCTCGTACTGCAACAGGGCTTGGTCGACCAACTGCTTGCTCTGATTGCGCTGGACCTCCGACAGTTCCGCGACCCACCGTGTCGGATTCTCGAAGAACTCTCGCAGGAGCCGCTCGTCCACCTTCGACTGTTCCACAGGCGCGATCTTCGGTGTCTGGGCCGCTTGGTTCTGCTGCGCGAGGTGCTGGGCGATTGCCTGCTGGTTGCGCTGGATCTCCGCCATGGAGGCGTCCCGCGTCTGCTGGCGTCTCTCGAAATCCTCGAGATACTTCTGGAACTGGTCGTTCTGGGGCTGCTCGGATTCAGCCATACATTCTCGCCTTTCGTTTTCTGGCTAATTCGGCATTCGCTGCGCGTCCATTCTGCTCGACTGCGGTCAGGTAGCGCAGGAATTTCGTCGTCTCGAGGTAGAGCGCCAGGTTCTCCTCGACGTTCTCCTCGTCGATAATGCGTTTCAGCGTCTCGTCGGCCAAAGCGGAGAACGGCCCTGCAACGGTTTCCTGCCATCCGTCGGGGCAAAGGAGCCGAGAAAGGTGCAGTCGGTTCTCAGGCCCGCTCGAGCCCGGAGTGGGCTTGGCCCCCTTCAGCGCACGTCGCTTAGGCAACGAAATTCCGCCAGTAGAGACAAGTTTGTCCAGGCTACGGACGTGCTTGGCAATCCTCTGGGCCTCGAAGGTGCTCGCCGTGTCCCCGAGGCCAGCCAAAAGTTGCTCGCGGCGCTTCACAAAGTAGGTGAGAAACGCCTCTTGATGCGTTTTTGGGGCTTGCGCTGCCGCTCGGGTGACTTGATCGTCAACGGCTTGAAGTTCGTGCAAAGTCGCCACTTTTGAGCGCAAATAAGGGCAAATCGAGGTGCGGTCAATACTCGTAGCGCACCGTGCAATGGAACTCGGCGTTTGTAGAACACGCCTGAGAACCGTCATCGACGATTCGCACCGACAGGGTCGACGCGAAGCTCTCGCCGACGGGGTAGCTGGCGTAAGCCGTCTGAAGATCGACAGTCTGAGAGACGGTCAGGTTTGTGCTTGCGGTGCCGCCGTTCATTAAAGTTACCGTGAAATCACAGGAGCCGTCCGTTGTCTGGATGCACCAGAACTCTTTGACGGCCAGGGTCGTAGGTACGCTCCACTCTGTACTTGTGCGGGTGGCATTGCACCCAGCCTGCCCGAGGTAGACCGTTCCCGCGCCGCAATTTAAGTCGCCATCAAATGTGACCTCCGCATAGACCGTACCGCCGCCGCCGCCGCTAGCAGTCGGTGGCCCCCAGGTCTGCACCCAATCCTGAGCCGTAGAACACCCCGCGTTGGTGCAATATGTCAGAAAGCACCACTGCGCCGCATCGCCCGGATCTAGGACAACCGACGCGCTCCCCAAATTCTTCGTGTTGGCCCCGTGCGGCACGGTCAACGTATTGGCCGCATCGCGATTCAGAAGCCAGAAGCACTGCCCGGGAGAACCATCGGCAAAGGCAGTCGTGCTACTTAGTGTGGCGTCCGAGAAGGAGAACCCATCCATAGGGCGCACCGAAACGATCGTCGAGGAAATTGAGCCGGTCTGGTAGATTCCGGAGAGCGGCAGAGTATTAGCGTCGAATGCGCCATACTCCTGTGGAGTCCAGACCGTTGCGCCGCCATTAACAAAGCCGTAGTGAGGGCCAGTCCCAGTCAGGTAGGGGATCTCAACGCCGATCTTCTTGGTCACTCCCGACGTTCCGGCACCAAAGGTGGTCTCGTTTGCGATCCGGACTCCCACAAGTTCGCTTGCCGTCACAGTTCCGCCCGTTGCCGCATCAATGCGAGGCGCGTACAGGAACCCAACAAGACTCCTGTTCTCGGTGAAAGAACCCGTTGAACTCTCCCTAATTTGGGGCTGCGCGACGAAACTTACATGATCGGCTCCAGACCCTGAGACCGTATCCGAAGACGAGTGCTCGACGGTTGAGGAGTCTTCAAAGGCTCGCAAGAGAGATGGGGGCTCGGCAACGGTCGATTGCAGAAGCATTTCTGCCACCACAGCGCTTGCAACCGGAACGGTAGCCCCGCCCGAAGTCGCGTCGTCGCGCAGATGCGTTGTCCGGGCCGCAATGCCCACCGATCGGGCGAACCCTGCCGAAGCCTGCCCGACGTGGATCGTCCCACTCAAATCAAGAATGCGGCTGTCCACGGCGGCACCGGACTGGTCGAAGTCTCCACTGAAAACGAACGCCGACTGGTCCGACGCAGTAAGATCGGGGAAGTTGCTCCATAGCTCAACCTGGCTTTGTAACACAATCTGGCCGTCATTCGCCGCTGTGTTCGCGTCAAGCGTCAAGTCTTCGCTGGCAGCGGTGCCCCCGCTTGCCGTCTGCCCTCCGCTTCGACCGGCAAGCAGGAAATACTGGGTGTGGTCATCGTCCCCGAGGCCGGTTAGCTCCGACCCGTGATCGAATGGGGGAGTGGCCCCCGTGCCGTCTCCCAGCAACGTCCAGGTGTCTGCCGACGTGCAGCCGAATAGATTCTGGCCGGCGGACGCATCGGTGTCGAAGAAGCACTCGCCGACCGCGCAACTGGCCGGAGTCGCCGTGCCGGTTTTGCACGCAGTAGTAGCCGAGCACGCACTTGCGTTGAGCGTGTCGTCCGACGCGCAGCGCAACAGGGAGATGTTGCTCGCGCTCGAGTCCCAGACTCGGGCAACCCCCGCCCAGGCCGGCGGCGAAAGCAGTACGACAAGAGCAATAGCCCTAAAGAACAAAGTGGTCTCCCCAGACGATGCCGAAGACGTGCAGCACACCGGCTCCGATCGTCGCGTTGCAGCCCAGTTTAAGCACGCGATCTGCGGCCCCCGAGGGGACGCCCTCACCCAACGTCTTCGAGACATTGAAGAGCATCCCCTCGGGATCGTTCGTTTGGAATCCTGTCACCGGCGCAATTGGGTCTGAAACCGAATCGTCCCAAAAGCCGAAGACAACCGGGTCAGTCCCCGCAATGTCGGTGTCCACGATCACCGTCACGTCAAAACCTTTTAGCCGAAACCGCTGCCCTGGATTGGGCGTCCAAACACTTAACAGGCTAGTGCCAGTGATCGTCGAAACATCGTGGAAAGGCAGGTAGACATCGTTCGACCGTGCGTTCTCGATCTCGACGAGCCGCTCGAGCTTTGCGTGGATGCGCTCGAGAGCCTCATTCGTCGGTTCGACGATCACCGCTGACCCCTAGACGATCGGCACGCGACTGCGGGCCAGGTTCATTTGCTGGTCAGGGGTAGGTGCTGGACCCCCCGGCGAACCGAGAGCGGAAGGGAGCGCCGGTGGAGCCGGTAGAGACCCCCCACCACCCACCGGGGGGCCAGCTTGTTGCGGAGGCGGCTGCGCCGGTGCGCCCCCCTGTTCTTGCTGCTGTTCCTGCATCTGTTGCTGCATCTGTTGCTGCTGCTGATACTGTTGATACTGCTCCGGCGAGGCAGAGTACCCCAGCTGCTCAGGAGCGAAGCCCATCGAAGAGATGAGCGTGTAGAACGGCTTCACCTGATCGACTGGGGGCATCCCCATCTGCTGGCCCATCTGCATGACTTGCATGATGCGCTGTTGCAGCGACTCGCGGTTTGCCAACATTGATATTCCGCGCACTTGAAAGCGGAATGGAACGTCGAGCAGCTTGAACCGCTGCACCGGGTCGGTCAGTTGCCCGACTCCGCCCACCGTCTGTGCAAGCTCGTTTAGTTCGGGCGTAAGGTCAGAGCCGAACTGTAGGAGGTACTCGTAGATAAGCGTCAGCGTCGGCTCGAGGAACTCCTCCTCGAGCGAGCGGGCGACGTTGTGAATGTGCCCCGTCGACGACTGGGTCTTGCTCTGCACCTCCGTCGCCGTCGGACGCCCGCGAGAAGACGGCGACCCCGCCGCAAACTCGTTGACCATGGTGGTCTTGTCACCGATCCCCTGGAGGTGCGTGAGCAGGGGCCATGCGCCATTGGCCTGACTCGGGAACGACAGCTTTTGCAAAAATGGACCGTCGCCGGCGTAGACGCGCCCGGGCTCGATGCCGGTGATCGGTTCAGGCTCGGCGCTGCGCGACTCGTCCACCATAAACGCGCCCAAGACGGAGAACTTCACGTCGTCGACCATAAGGTCGAGAAGCGACTTCATCTCATGTTCGACAACCGCGTCAGCCTCGATCAGGCTCTCCCCCCAGGGCTCATCCTGGCGAGGTAGCGGAACCGCACAGGTGTACCGAGACTTGCCCGTCCAGAGCGGCGCGGGCCCGATGCGGGTGATCGCTCGCTGATTTACGACAGTCACCACCCAGTTACGGCAGGCTAGCTCGCCGTCCTTGTAAAGGTTGCCGGTGTACTCCTGAACGGTGTCCCGCTTGCGTTGACTTTGGCTTCGATCCCACCGTTCTGTGCGGTAGTGATCCTCGCTGTCCCGCATCCCCTCCCCGATGTCGTCGATCGAGTCGTAGACGCCTAGTCGGTGAAGTTCTTCGACTTCCTCGCGGTCGCACTCAAAACGCTCGATAACGTACCTCATCTCCGGTGCTCCGAAACGGCAAAGCGGATCGGGAAACATAGAGCGGACGTGACGCACCCGGCAGTCGATGTGGCTTGTGATCTCGGGGCGAAGCGCAACTACCTCTCGCATGGTTTGCATACCGGCCATCGCCGCAGCCATCGCCTGCTGCGGGTCGCTGTAGACCTGCACCGTTGCGATCCCAGGCTTCATCTCTTGCCGATTTAGGATGGAGGTCCGCATCCAGCCCGTACCGAACAGGAACGCCTCCTCAAGCACGTCGAGTAATGCCTGCCGGAAGTTGGCGTGCCGAAGCGTTAGGTACATCCAGGACTCGATAAACCGGATCTGCTCGTCAGGGAAAAGAGAAGATTCCTTGATGATTGCAAAGAATCTTTCTGGATCGATTAGAGCCGACTGCATCAACGAGCGCAGGGTGTGGATCTTGTGCCGCAGTTCGCCAACGACGAGATTGGCCTGCCACTGCTGCTTGTCCAGATTGACCGACCGGAGCCGGTACAGATCCTCCCACAGCCACCAGTCGTTGTCGCGAAGGTTACGCGCATTCTGTGACTCGGTCTGCGCGGTCTGGATCTGGTTGAGGATGTCCTCCTCGGTCAGGTCCATGGCTAGCTCTGGGTTGACGATGCCCACCGCTGCCGGATTGCCATCCTGAACGAGGTCCGCCCAAGACGGAACGGTTGGGTTTTGAACGGATGCAGGCTCAGGCTCGAGGCCCAGCCCCACCCCTAACCCCTCGGCCCCGGGCATCCCTGCCAGGAGGTCCGCGATACTCATTTATCTGCGAGTCCCGGGCCGATAAGAGCCCAGATAGGCTGAGACCGGCCTGCTCCGGTCGTAGATCTCGACCGGCGCAGGCGTGGCAGGACTAATTGGCGCAGACACTGTGGGTGCCTGATAAGCCCGAATCTCATTCTGCACAATATGCCTGACTTGGTCAGCCGTGAGAGCCGCCGGCGCGGGAACTTCCTGCGCGGATTCGACCGGCGGGGAGCTCAGAGCCTCGAGCGGCGGCGCAATCACCTCCTGAGCGGCGGTTAGCTGCGCGACCATGGCTTCGCGAGCTTCTGCGAGCTTGCCGGTAAACTCTGCCTCGAGCGCCTGCGCCTGCTGGGCGAGAAGCGCACGCGCCTGCTCCTCGAAGGCACGTTGCTGGTGCGCGAGGATGTGCTGCACCACCGGGTCGGACAGCACCGCACCGATCTGCTCTTCCGTCGGCCCTACAGGCGGCGTCTCCGAACCCCGTACTGCGGTCTCTGGCTCCGTCGTCCGAAAAGGATCTTTTGCGGTTCCGCTCCCTGCGTCCTGTAGCTTGCTGCGGTTCTTGGAGCCCTTTGGCCGGCCCCGTTTTTTCTTGCCAGGAGTCGCGCCGCTCGCATCCCCGGATGCCCCGCCAGGTACCGAAGACAGTCGACGAAGTCCTTGCTCGGCTGGCGCTGCAACCGGGCCCGGTTCCGCACTGCCGTGTCCCACTGGAATCTCGACAGAGCGTGCATCGGGCCCTTCTCCTCCTTCGCCACCCTCTCGGTGAACCGGAGCTTCGCGACGAACTTCTCCTTCCGGGGCTCCCACTCCGGTCGCAGCCAGCCGTGCAGGGTCTGCATTGGCACCTCTTGCGATGGCTGGTAGTTGACTCCCATCCTGCGAAACTCGTCGAACCATGTTGTTTGCTCCCACTTGTCCAGGGTGGTCTTCCCACCGCGTTGATCCATGATGAAGTAGTCGGGCTGGCGACGAAGAACGTCGCGCCAGCGTTGCAATTCGCGGCTCATCTCAGCGAAGCTGCCGTCCGGTATGACCTTCGCCTGAACGACGAACCAGAAGTCTTCGGGGTCTACCGTCGCCCAAATGGTCGTCAGCCCACGCTTCATCGACGGGTCGACTACTTCGACGAGGGGCCAGTGCGTCGGGATGTCGAAGTCGGGGACGACGTGGGTCTCGGGACGCACATAATCGAACTCGACGCCCTGGAGGTTGGCGAAATGGCCGAACTCCCGGGCTTCGCGTTCCTTTGGGCTCAAAGTCGAGAGAAACGCTTCGATCTCGGTGTCGGGTAGGACACCACCGTTGCTAACGGCATTTTCCCAGATCGATGCCTCGAAGTGTGCGACGGTGCCGAAACTGGGGTGCTCTGGGTCGAGTGACGGCAAAAGCAGATCATCGAGCATCCACGATGCGTCTGCGCCCAAGGGGGTAGCGGTAATCAGGATCTGAGCTTGTCGCGCCAGGCACCCGCGCCGAACGGCGGTGAAGATTTCCACGGGGCACGGCTCGTCAAACCAGACCCCGTCCCAGACCGCGCCTTCATAGGCTTCGATGGTCTGTTGGTAGCTTTGCAGAACGAGCTCCGCGCCGCTTTTGAATTTCCAGTGGGTCGGAATGCCCAGCGAGTTCCGCTTCGGCGGGCGCTCGAGCATATCCGGCGTGACCAACTCTTGTAGCTTCGGAACGATGGTGTCCCGCAGCGAAACCTCGAAGGTCTCGCCGGCGGCGAGATATCGCTGGCCTCGACAGGTATTCGGGGCCCAGTGAAGGGGGATTTCCTTGCCCGAAATCGCCTTCGGCCAATGCCCCAAACACCGTGCGACGGTGACTACGGCACCCAGCGTCGACTTGCCTAGCTGATTTCCGCAGAAGAGCGCGACGATCGAGGACTGTTTGTCGAACGCCGCCCTATACCAGTCTTCCTGGTAGCCGAACGGCTTGAACCCCGCGAAAGCGGCCTCCCGGTCGAGACGACGCTTGTGGATCTCTGCTTCCGCAAGAATTTTCTCGAGTTCCTCGGTCGAGAAGTCCTCAAAATTCATTATCGGGTTTATATTGCGGCTCGGAGGTGCAGAAAATGCCAAAAAAGGAAAAGAAATTCATTTCTCCGCCAAAGCCAATTTCTTTGACGAAGTCGGTGGAGGAGCAAATTTCCGAAACCAGCGATTTAATCGAGAAGCTGACATCGCTGACGAACAAGGCGGCGGAGAAAATCGGAAGCGTATTCAGCCGCGTGAAGGACGAAGACCTGACGATCCGCGATCTTCGCGACCTGGGCTACGTCCTCGCGGTTCTGTCCGACAAGCGAGAGCTTCTGCTCGAGCAAAAGGCCCGGCTGGAGGGCTCCGGCGAGGCCACATCTGCCTCGATTGCGCGGCAACTGGAGGGAATCGCGGCCCTACAGGGCGAACTAACCCGGCGCAACGCTGCGCTCGAACACAAAGAGGCATCCACGATCGACGTGACGCCGAAGGAGGAGGTAGAGGATGCCGACGAAGGATCTGGACCACGCACTGAACCGGAAGGAGGCTCTCAGCCCGCAGCAGAGGCGCAGTCTGGCCCTGGAGAAGCCGTTTCGGGAGTCCGAAGGCCGAGACCCGGCCCTGTGCGTAACGCGCATGGTAGGACGTGGAGCACGCAGGGGAGAGGTCGGGTATGAGGGCGAGCACCGCCGCAAGACGGTGAAGTTCATCAGCCAACTGTCCGTAGACCTGGACAGCCCGGCTGTCTGGCGATTCCGGGCCGAGTTCGACGAGCGCGACCTGGACATCCCGCTGGCTAGCTGGGATGACTTTATGCTCGAGGCCGCAGTGGACGAGATGCGCCGGGTGATCCCCGACGCCGGCACGCGGCAATTGTTCCGCGACATCGGCACCACCTTCGTCGAGTGGAGAACCCCCCTCACCGAACAGGAACTGATCCTGGTCGGCGGCATCCCGATCCTCGACAGCTAGCCAAAAGGACCGTCTCTGTGTTCCCAGTTGTGTTCCCAGTTGGGGCAAAAGTGGGAACGCCTCAAGCACTGAATGTTGCTAGGCTTTCCGCAATTACTTCGGATTTGTTCCCACTGTTCCCAGTTGTTCCCACAGACACTGGGAACACCGGGAACAAGGCGGAAGAGCCTATGAGCCCCCCTCTCGACAGCTAGCCGAGAGAGCGACGGGCCGGAGGAGGCTAGCTCCGGCCCGCCGCATGAGGAAACTGTCCGGGGACATGAAACCCGGAACACCTTCTACCTACCGCAATTGTGCAAATTGCACAAATTGCGATGCAAACAGCGTTTCTACACTCCCGAATCGCGCAGCGCAGCACTGCACTTTTCGACCCTCTACGATTTCGCTTGACAGCACTGCTAGTACTGGGTCAGTAACAGATCTGTTTCCGGACGGAAGCAGACCCCGGCGAGGGCAGTCGTGTGGAGTCGCGCTCCTAGGGAGAGCGCGACGACTCCACGCAGTATAGATCGACTCCGCCGGGGTAGGTTACAGATACTGTAGAGTACGGTTTCTGAACCTGGGCTAGCTAAGAGCCCGATTCCGTTGTTGGCAACTGTACAAAATTGTACAGCCCCGAAAAGGGGCTGGGCGGCACCGACCAGGACTGCATCTGTGCAGTCCTTTTTTTTTTGGGCTGAACGGGGCTGCCCGAGGCGGATCTGGGCCGAATCTGGGCGGCGCTGTGCAGGAACCGGGGGTACCCTGTGTATATTTGGGGGGCCGGGGTGATGGTGGACTTGTCCGAGTCTGAGCGGACCGGGATCTGTGCTCCTCAGTGAGTCTCGCGGGTGCGCCCCCGGCCCCTAGCAGAAAGATCACCAGCCGCAGCTCTGTACAATCCTGCCCCCACGCACCACACAGCGGCACTGCCATGCAACAGGGGCAAACAACGCCCCTGTGCCACGCAGCCCAGTGCTGTCCTGCCTAACCGTGCTGCCCCGCACCCAAAGGCTTTCACCTTTGCAACAGCGGCAAACTACGCCGCTGTGCCTGTGTCCCGTGCGGCCAAGGGCCGCCCGGTCCACAAGCCGCGGAAGCCGGGCTCGAGTGGGCCCGAGTGGCTGGAACTTCTCAATGGTTTTGCATCTCCATGCATTGCAATGCGTTGCGTTTCATGCGTATAATTGAAGTGGCAATCACGCCGAAAACAGGAGGCTATCCCATGCTGAAAATTACCGAACCGACCGAACCGACCCTTTCATGTGGCGAAGACAACCACACTTTCGACGGACGCAGCTGTAAATGCTGCCCCGCATCGATAGCGCAATGCGACCATGATATCGGGCCCGATGCCGATGGGTTTTGCCAAGGGTGCGGAGATCCCATGTAGACAGTCGCTCCCGATACGCTGTGCCGCTTGAAGCCCCAACCCTCCAAGGTTGGGGCTTTTTAGTTGGGACCGATCGGACATGGGCAAAACCGATCGGACATGGGCAAAACCGATCGGACATAGCCAGGACCGATCGGACATAGCCAGGACCGATCGGACATAGCCCGGGCCCGATGGGTTCGAGAGCTCGAGCGAATAATCGGCACAAATTAAAACGCAATGCATTGAAACGCATTGCATTGCAAGGTATAAAAGAACTTAGGCAATCACGCCAAGCAACGGAGGCAAAACGACATGGCACGAAACCCCGCAATATTTCCGCGAAGCGCTGCGCTTCGCATTGTAAACGCGCTACCCGGTCGACCGCGCTTTAATGCGATTCGCGAGGCACTAAAGAGCATCCCGACAACGTCGGACTGGCATAGTGTTCTAACCGGAGTACTTGAAGTTGCGTCCCGGGTAGAAGCTCTCCGGTCCGGTCCGGAACCGTTGCGCCCCTGGTTCCCGGACGTGACAGGCTTGGCGCGGATTTTCGTCGAGGGAAATGGCAAGCTGCCCTACTGGCAATTCAGTGCGCTTCCGTTCGCGACGTGTCCCGGCATGGGAGACTGCGCCCGAGTGTGTTACTCGCTTCGCGCCTGGCGGACTCCGGTAGCCTTTGCGCGTCAACTGGTGAACACAATTCTACTCGAGAGCCCCGCCGGTCGGGCCTTGATCGCGCGGGCGTTTAGGTCGCTTCCGGATAGGTCCATCGTCCGGCTATACGTCGACGGAGATTTTAGAAACATCCCCGAGGTGCGGTTCTGGATGGCGCTTATATCCGAACGGCCCAATTTCCGAGTCTATGGTTACTCGAAATCGTGGGCAGAATTGATTGCTTACGATCTGGACCACGGTGGCAACTGGCCTGCAAACTATGGGGTCCGGCAATCGGGCGGTTCCAAATGGGAAGGGACCCCGCTGGAATCGCAATTTCAATCGCTCTCCCCTGTCCGGGGTCCGTTCGATTACTTCGACGAGCAAGACCCCGCTCAAATTCGGGCAGAACTTCGCAAGCGATATCCGGAAGCTCGCAAAGTTTTTGTTTGCCCGGGCAAATGCGGGGAATGCGTTCGGGTTGGTGGGGAGTGGGTGCCGGCGTGCGAGGATAAGAGGTTTCAAAACGTCCCAATCGGCATCGGAACGCACTAGTCGGCCCGGTCGGTCGGCCCCCCCGGACCCGAACTCGAGCAGTTCGGGCCCGGGCGCGGCTTGTGAGATCAGACATGGCGCGGTTTGTGGAGTGATCAGAAATGACAGATGAAGATAGCTTTCTGTTTTGCTTCGAATGTGGCGCAGAGTTGACGAGCGACCTCGCTGATCTCGCTCTGGCGAGATTCGAGCGGATGACGTGCTCGTCGGACTGCTCAAGGAGGCGCATCATTGCCGCCTGGGCGTGCTGCGACAAAGCACAGATTACTCCCTGTGTCTGCGCCTACGCTTTCAGCTGCGAAGAGCATGGGGACAGGCACGTCGGCACGCACGACTAAGATCCCCTTGGTGATCAGACATGGGACGATATGTCGATAAATCGTCTATATTATTTCACATGGGTGAACGGGGGCTCGAGCATCCCGCTCGGGCCCGGGGCGCGGCTGGTGAGATCAGAAATGGCGGCTGGTGATGCGATCAGAAATGACAGACGAAGACAATGAGCCGGGCAGCAACTGCCCCGAGGACGGCGGCTGCGACTGGCAGTGTCGCAACTGCGGTTTCCCCGTGTTGAGCGGGGATGAGGACGAGCTACCGCTTGTTTGCCCCAGGTGCGGGTCGAAATAGGCGGCTAGTGATCAGACATGGAGGATCAGACATGACCGAAGAGGACAAACAGAAACCGGAACCACGCAAGCAGGGGTTCCACAATTCGGACTTCGGGTGCCGCTGGTGCGGCATCATAATTTTGGACCAGGATCTGCCGGAGGAATGGCCGCTGGTCTGCCCGGAATGCGGGAAAGGCTAGGGCGAGCTTAGGGGTAGCGGTCCCACCTCCGGGGCCGCCCCCAGGCTCCCCGCTCGCGGGCGTTCTCCATGCGTGTCTGGAGGTCGCAGGCCCTGCACAGGTCGGGGTCGCGGCCTGCGGTGTGCTTCTGGAGTTGCACCGAACAGAGCCGGCATATCCAGGAAGACAGGTCAGTTTCAGGATCGGGGTGGATCTGATCAGACATGGCGCTCTACCTCCTCTATGCGCCGACTAATCCAGCGCACCACGTTGCAGGCCATCGAATTGCCGAGGGCTTTGTATCTCGGGCCATCCGGGCATTGGTCCGGCGGTTTGCCGCGCCACGCGATCGCCGTGTAGTCGTCCGGAAATCCTTGGAGCCGCTCGCATTCTCGCGGCGTAAGCCGGCGCACGGCGGACGCGGCGGTATGCACGCCGATCGAGTAGGGGTCGGTGTCGAGCGGGCCGGAGATCGGTCCAAATTGACACACGTCAGATTGCCTAGCGTCGAACGCATGGCACGAAACAACGACCGTGCTCAAGGAATTTTCCGGGAGAGGCCCTTTGGCATCTCTCGCGCAGAGTGTGACGGCGGGATCGTGCGAAACGGCTACGCACGCCCGGCCACCTCGCGCAGTGCCCTCAGAAGAAACTCCGGCATCCGCTTGTTTCCCCGCTCGGCGCGTCGGAGGATTCCCGCCGCTGCGCGGGGGCTCAAAGAGTACCGCCGCGGCACGTCGCCAGTTTCCAAGATATCCAACAACGAAGACACGCCTTCGTCTTTGCGGCACGGCGCGAGGATAACCGTCCACTCGCACATACTGAGCGTCCAGCACTCTGTAGGCCCACCCATACCCGAGTTCCGCCAACGCCCCGAGGAAGGAGCCAAAGTCCCGTCCTCCGCCCGAAGACAAGACACCAGGGACGTTTTCCCAGACGAGCCAGCTAGGCCGGAGTCTCGAAGCAAGCCGGAGATACTCGAGCGCCAGGTTGCCACGCTCATCGTCCATTCCTCCTCGTAGTCCGGCGACGGAGAACGACTGGCAGGGTGTTCCGCCCACCAAAAGGTCGATTGCTTCATGGTCTCCCTCGTTGATCTCTCGGAAATCGCCACGGAGCGGTACGTCCGGGTAGTGGTGTTGCAGAACCGCTCGCGGGAACGGGTCGATCTCGCTCAAGAATGCAGCACGCCAGCCAAGAGGCGACCATGCCACGCTTGCGGCCTCGATCCCGCTGCACACAGAGCCGAAGATCACTTCCGCTTCGGTCTCCCCCCGGCTCCTTGCCGGGCCCGGTTGCGAGACGGGGCCTCGAGAACCATCCTCCCTGACTTGGTATGGCTCAGGTCCGGTCCGCCCTTGCCTGCGATCCCGCGCCGCCGGCGCTCCGTCCATCGCTCCTGGCTGGCGGCTTTAACGCTCGGCTTTTTGTTGAGCTTCCGCTGATAGGCGTTCTTCTTCGCTCGCGCTTCAGGGTTGGCTGCGTAGTATTTGGCGCTCTTCTTTTTTGCGGGCACGGTATCTCCTCGATGCCTCAGTGCG